CTGATTACATCAAATGATGCGACACCTGGCACAATTTTTTGAATGCTGACTGCATTTGCAGATGTAACCCAAGCGCCAATAACAACACTCAATGCAGTACAAAATGGTTCGCTAAATGATTGGGTTGCGGAACCACCTAAAGCCACTGCACCACTAATAGATTTAATTGCATAACCAGAGTTAGATAACAGACCACCAGTGCCGGAAGCTAAAACAATATTTCCGCTAACTAAAGCGCTCGCTGCAGCTGCGAGGGTTGCAGCACCACCTGCCGCTACAGGTAAGGTATAAGTTGTAGCTTCAGCCACTTGACCGTTTTGGATAGTCGATGCCACATTTGCAGCATTATTATTTGTCGCCGCGATATGCAATGAACCTTTATCAGCAGTAGTTGGAAAAGAAGAAAGGATGCCTTCAGTACCGCTTTCACCGGCTGCCATATTTCCAAGATTGGTTAATGTATCTCCTACAATCTTCGCTGAGCTATTTTTAATATCCCCGGTTGTGTCAGCAAATACAGTAATACGGTCTGTGGTTGCTGCACCAATTAAGCTAACCTCACCTGGGTTTGAAACCGGAGAAAGTGTAACAATACCGTTACTAATACTTGGCTTGAAATAACCATGTAGCGTTGGCGTTTCACTTCCATAAACCATGCGCACAAAATCAGTGGGTTGTAATTGATAAGGTGGTTTATTTTTCAAATAACCCGCCGCTGTCACTGTCGCATAATCATCAGTTGACCAAACAACTACTTCGCGTGGGTCTACACCGATTTGCCCTGTTAAATCAGTTACGATTTTATACATATTTTTTCTCCATAAAGTTAATTAATATTTAATTGCCCATACAATGTTCGCGTTAACAGGCATCGTTTCACCCTTACCCGCTGCTTGATATTCAGTAGCTCCGCTAATTTCAATGTCAGCAGTAGTTGAAATATCTGTAGGGCTTGTGTTAGCAAAGTCCCAAAGTAATTGACCGGTAGCACCCGGTGTTTTGCTTGCGTTAATTGTATTAAGCGTTATTTGTGCGTGACCTGTGCCATTAACCAAATCATGGTAATGCGTAGACGTGTAATAAGATTCGAAAGTTCCTAATGCTTGAGCGGCTATGCCGTCTAATACAGTGTATCTTTCACCAAGATCAACGCCAGCTCCAAGATCAACACCTCTAAGAAATTGCCCCCGTAGATCAGGAGTTGCAAAATATTTTGCATTCATAGCAATCAAAGTCTTGGACATCACTGTTCCTGCGGTATCACCCGTAGTAATTGCGACCTCGATAAACGTTGCTCCAGGAACGCTGGGTTGCGATCCTGTTCCATCTTTGTTGTACCAGACAACATATTGAATCGAGGCAGTATAGATATTGAAATAAGCACCCGATGTGATAGCTGAAGCAGCCGGAATAGTTGCGCGCGTAACTTGATATCCAGAAATAGCTGCACGCACTACACTTGAAACTTCTTCGGCTGTATCAGTAGATTTAAGATTGACTTGTATTCCTGTTCCGCCTGGTGCTGGATCTGCACCGGCTCCATTAACAGTAAACCATACATAATAAGCTACGTTTCCAGGATTAGAACGAAATGTAAAATATTTTCCAGCTAATGTAGTTGCAGCTATTGTTGTAATATAAAACTGATGATATTCAAGAGCGCTATTGTATTCATCAACAATAGTAAAGCCAGACGTTCCTGCTGTTGGAGCGGTTACAGCGCCTATAGTATTTCCTAAAACTAATATAGAAGTCTGAATACTTGTAAATTTATAAGCGGTAACTCCGTATGCGCTGTTGCTACCATTTGCAGTATTTGTAAATGTAATTCCAGGAGAAATTGTGCCATTACTTGCTGCTGTAGTTAATCCAGCTTTATTGGTAATAATTCTCAAAGTATCTGTTGATGTATTGACTAAAAAAGTAGTCAAATAATCACGACCTGTTCCAAACATGGGAACATAAACTAATGGACTGCTACCCACTAATATTTGTTGCAATCGAGAATAAGGTATACCTAAATCAGAATAACCTTCTGTTTCATACTGCTTACCATCGCATAATAATAGATTTGTAGTATCGCTAATCGAATTTACAAATTGCGTATAATTATACGTACCTATTACCTTACCTATTTCACCATGGTCAAATGTGACCCCTTCACGTGTAAGAACTAAAGGACAATAAAGATCACTGCCATCCGGCTCAGGTCTTGGCATCCATCCGGCTACGCCTTGGCTTAATTGCTGTGCGTTCGTTTCCTGAGGGAAGCTATCAATTTCAACTTCACCCAATGCAAGACCTGCATCGGTTATAATATAAGACCACCCAGTACCTTGAGGCCTTAGGGCTATTTCAACGTAATCATCATCTAACGATCCAATTGTCTTTCCATCATTTACACCAAACGAAGGAATAATAATATTCTTAGCATCATATTCGTTATTTAAGATAATTGTTTCGACAAAGGTCTCAGTTTCGGCAGAGCCACCAGACCCATAATTTTTGACAATGTAAACATCAACTGATAAATCTCCAGAATTAATATTTTTACCTGTGAAAAAATATGTGTATGGTTGCGCATCAACTGAAGGAAGATCAGGAGATGAAAATCTATTTACGTCTCTAAATCTGATTCTTAAATCGTGCTTAGCATCAACAATCGCCCCACTATGTGCTAATTGAATATTATATCTAGGACTACCAGTTGGATTTAATATAGAAGAACCAAATCTATTAAAAGTTATGGTATACGTCTGAATAGATCCATTGCTACGAACAAAATACCAGCCGCCTTGAGCTAGAGGCGTTTCATCTTGTGTTACTACACCTGTAGGTAAATCGTTATGCGCTAAAAACTGACCATTTGGTATATAGTTAATAAAATTGGAACCAGCAGCGCTCGCTTCTGATTCGTTTGGAATACCTTCACGTGGAAATTGGAAATTATCGTTCTCATCGTAAACTTGTGCGAAATAAAGTTCTAATTCTCCGGTGGTGGTTTCTGGTGTTCCATCAAATGGAAAATAATAAATAAGAATATCATTCTCGTCATTATCCATAGGTGTACCAACACCACTTAAGGTAATCTCACTACCTAAATTCACATAAGTATAATTAGGCGGAGTACCGCTGATGGTATAAACATCCTTGGGAATGTTTCTAGCATTATCTTTGTAGAACTTAATCTTTCCATTAGATAGTGGTAAACCAGTTACCTTATGTACAAAGTAGCTCTGAAGTGAAGGAGCTAAAACAAATCTATTATCTAATGACATAATTATTCCTTAATAAACTTTTTCTTCTTTATTACCCTTCAACATTTGAGCAGCTAGCAATGCGCTACCTAATGAACCGCCACCTACAAGACCGGTTAAACCCAATTTCTTTTTCATGGCATCGGCTTTTTCCTTGTTCGACATTTTCTTACTCATGAGCTCGATTGACTCATCAAGATTTTTACTGAAGTACGGTGAAAACCCTTTGTTTCTTGCATCCATTAATGCTTTTGATAAATCAGAAGCCGAACCTTTTTGTCCTCCAATGGCACCAAATAAAATCTTGTTTTTAGATACTTCAGGAAGGTCTTGCATTATCTTATTAATTGAACCGAGTTTTTCAGCTCCAGTTTTCTTATCAATGACGTTGGCTGGCATATTGAATACATCATGAAGATTCTTAACAGCCGTCTTGCCGCCTTTGATAATGTCGATAAATTTTTTATTTTGTAGATAAGGAGATACGTTTTCTTTATAAAGCTCGGAGCCTTTCTGATATAAAGGTAAGAGATTTTCATTTGATGAGGCATCTCTCTTTGCTAGAAACTCTGAAATGTCATTCTTTAATTGGTCTCTTACAGATTTAATATGACTCAATTCAGCCCTCTCACCCATACTGAGATGCCTTCCTTTATAGCTCTGTGTCATATCAAATAATTCTGACTGCAAAGCATGCGCATTACTAAATGTAGGGTTGCGCTTAAACGAATTAAAAAGAGATCCGATATTAAATCCTTCCGCTTTTTCAATTAGATTTTTAGATTTGTCTAATGCAGTTGAAATCAATGGATCAGGTTTGTCATAAATTTTTTCATTTCCTGCCCGACCTTTTACATGATTAAAGAACGCGCCAGACTCTTCTTCTCGCATTTTGTGCGCTTGACGAATATCACTCGCCAATGATTTTGTATTTTCGTATAAGTTTTTAGATCCCTGGCTTAATTCTTTATGAATCAGGGACGCTTGCTCTTCAGGTTTGTAATTCCTAAAATAATCACCTGCTTTTTTACCCAAGGCGCTATTTTTAATATCACCTACAGCTTTTCCAGCAGACGGAATCGCGCCTCCAAGCCCACCTAGTATCGCTGCTAATCCTTGATTTTCAGGGGTCATTGCCGCACCAACAAAAGCATTTCCACCTATATCTTTAGCAGCGCCAGCTAACTTAGAAGATCCCCCAAGTTCACTTAAAAACTTTCCAAGCTGAGGAATGCTTTCTATCGCTTTACCACCGGCCTTCAGCAAGCCAGGTCCTGCAAAATAACCAGCGGCTTCACCTGCTGTGTGACCAAAACCTTTATATTTTTCAGGTGTGAAATGAAATCCTTTCATTTCATTCACATTTCCTCCGAGAGCGTTGACTGCTTTTGCCCCTAAGTTAAATAATCCTGGAATTGTGTTTGCCACGGTTTCTTCAGCGCCGCCTATTGCGCCGATCAAAGGGTTGATTACGTTCTGCTCCATCGGATCAACAATATTTTTTTGAGCGAAATTAGCCGCCTTACCTAACAAATCTGGATTGGTAGCCCCCATCATTTGTTGCGATAAACTAGGTTTAGATTGCTGGGGGGCTGAAGCTCCACCTCGAGGAAATTGACGACTAATTGCAGACAATATCTGCTCTTGAGACATTGAATCTGGAAATTCAGCCTCTTGACCATTCGGTAATTCAACTATATGAACCATAATTTATACCTATTTTGGAATTAATTTCCCGCTCGCCACGTCATACACCCATCTCTGCGCTTTGCTTTCAGATCTATTTTCTTTTTTATCTTCTAATTCAGTAGTCGCACCATAACGAGCTTGCTTAACAGATGACTCAGCAGACTTATTCACCCAGTCCTTCATCTTGTTCCACTCACGCTCTACTTGTTCAGGGTCATTCCATATATTGCTTTGTGGATTAGATAGTTTGCCTAAAGTTGCATAGACATATCCTGGAACAACCGAAGTCTGAAAACCTTTCCTCATAGTATCCATGGCTAAGGTAGAGGTAACATTTTTAAATGCTTGAAATTGTCTGAAATCCTCAGAAACAGATGCAGGATCAACCTGCATTTTCGCTAACTCGCTCGCATATTTAATACGACCAGCTACGCCAGAGAATTTCTTAACTGGATCAATATCAATGTGGTTAATTTCATGAGCTGTATTAGCCATTCCAGCGGCAGTGTTTTGTATCTGTGATGTACTGTTTCTTTTATATATTTGTGATTGAAATGCTTTTGCCATACCAGACAACTGGGGTAACTGTTGACCATTAATAGAATTATCTCCAGTCATGTAAGCATTAGCTGCTTGATTCACCATGCTTTCATCCCAGTTGGGATTATCCATTTGAATTTGCTTTTTAAATGCATTTACTTCCTGAACCCCTGCACCAGGACGACCTCCCATTTGTCGTTGATCAGCAAGCGCTTTGAAATTTTGAATTTGCGCTTCCGTCATTTGCGGATAGAATTGATTTTTTAATTTGAGCTCTTCTGCCTCCAAAGGAGTCATCGTATTTAATCGATTAGTTTGCGCACCCCTCAATCCAATTTCAGATTGAGCAGTTGGACCAAACCATTTAGCTTGTTCACCTGTTAATCTGCCTTGAGCTAACTTTTGGGCGAGCTCTGCTTCCGTCATTTGCGGCGCATATTGTGCTTGTATCCCTTTTAAAAGATTTTCTAAACCAGTGCCAAATATTTGTTGGCCGGTTCGAATTCCTTTCAACATAGGATTCGCTTCATCGAAGCTTATAGGTCTAAATTGTTGTACTGGTATTGGCATAAATCTCCCCTACAGATTTAACAAGAAAGGTAAAAGACTCATTCCACCACCCAAGAACGACCCTAACCCTCCTGCATCATGTTGGTTCTGAGCATTTGCACCTTCGTATGCGAGATTTCCACGATTCATCAATGCAGCCGCCAGATTTTCGGCAAGACTTTTTGACGCATCAAATCCCATCTTGTTCATACCTTCCATGCCGGTCAGGCCGCGATCATATAAGCCGCTAATTCCACCCAATCCTTGGGTGTAAGATTTCATTCCACGATCGACATAATCGTAGTAATCCTTGTTGGCGAGCCCAGTCACCATTTCAGCTGTGTTCTGTTGGTGTTCAGGGCTGCCTAACATCCCACCAGCCGCTGCTGCATTATTAGCGGCCGTCATTCCTTGATTCTTTTGAAATTCAAATCCAGGCGAGGCTTGATAACCTTTACCTATTTCATTCATCACGCTACTTGGATCAGCCATGAGTTTACGGAAAGCAGCTTGCAACCCAGGTAAGTTATTAGTAAGTTGACCATATTGACGGTTAAGATTGTTCATCGCTCCTTGACCCGAATTAATATACGGATCAAAGTAAGGCTTCATTGTTCCAGGTATCTTGTCGTAATAAGGCGACGCTGCATCCGCTGGATTCCGAAAATTCGAAAACATGTTAGCGAGTCCCCCACCCATAGCGCCGAGACCGCCTGCCATCATCATTCTGTTAAAATCACTACTAGTAGCCATAATTTTTCCTCAGCTGGTCAAAACCGTTTTAAACACGCCAGCAATATTCACTTTCATTAAATCGTTTGTTTCGTCATATAAAAGCGTTCCGTTTTCTGCATCTGCTAATTCCAATTGAGCAATGTTCTCCGCACTTTGAGGAGGAACCACCAAACCTTCATCAGAAAAATTGATCTGCAATTGCGTAAACAATTGGTTAAAAATGATTTGGGCTTCCTGTGTTAGGTAACCGTTCTCATCCACAATTTTTGATGAAACAAATTCTTGTATATTCATAAATTCCTATTGGTAGTAATCCATGGTTCCATTTCCTACTACAAAACGACCTTTTCCCCAGAAACGAAGCTGAGGTGTTATTTCATTCGAATAACCAAGGTTCCAGTAAATAAAACGATTCTTACGTTTTCCTACTGGGTTTAAATTCATACCAACTGATGAACCGAAGCTTTCTCCACCATTGTTTGAAATACTTAAATCTGCTCGCGGAATATTTCCCTCGGGATTGTTCTGAGGGTTTCCCTGTTCAATAGGAAACGATATGTTGTTAACAATGAATGGCGAACTATCCGGCAATCTAAATGTAGGTGGAATTCGGATACGGGGAATCTCTTCTCCGTCAGCATCGGTATATTTGGTACTTAACTCGTATAAATTCCCATCTTGGAAACTTAAGAAATAATAAGTGTTGTTGAAGAAAACACATCTTTTAGCAATGTGATAATTCATCATAGGATCACACAACGTGTAAAAACGTTTTGTGTTGAAATCGTATGTGTACGTTAAATTATCCTGAGGGAAAGTAATTTGATAAAACAAATGACCATCCTGCTTGAATAAAAACCCATAAGAATTTTCAGGATGTTGCAATTCAGATAATTTAAAATCGATCCCGTCATTCGATATAGGGACTATTTCACCACCCATGGTATAGGCAATAAAAGGACCTGATTTTTCATTTGCGGCGAGCCAAACAACAATATTGTCGTTAAAGGCAATCGTCGCTGGATTTAAACAACCATAATCTAGGTTATAGGATGTATTCTTTTGATAAGGGAACAATCTTAAACCTAAGTCATACCAAGGCTCTGTGACGCTTCGTCCCATGACAAATATTAGATTTCCTTTTCCAGGGAAACGAAATACAGCTACAGGGGAATCTGGTTTTGTTTGGAATAATCCAACATAAGCTGACGCATTCGGAAATTTAGTATTCTGATTACTTGGATCTGATAATCTCCAATATGTTGAATTAGATGATTTTGACTTACCAGTAGCGATGAATCTTCCATCATGGAAAGCAATATAGTTAGGAATAAAATCTAAATCGCTTCCTACTCCAGGAGCGGGAGGAGTCGTAGTATAAGCTTCCTTGAAAGTATTAGCGGCATAATCATAAATCCAAATAGTTTGCTTATCACATATACCTACGTGATTTTGAACATCTTCATCAATAAATGCATCACCTGAATAGGTATTTAAATTTCCTATCGGGGATGGAACCAGGTTTGTTCCAATTGCATAAACAACGTTATCAATGACTGCAATCATTTTCCCAAGTCGTGTACTTGAGAATAATCCACGACCCGTACCACCGATGGTCGCTACTTTCTTATAGCCAGCATAATCAACAAGCCAGTCGTCAGAAACGATCATGTTATACGTCTGCTCAACAGAAATTTTTGGATAACGACCGAAGTTGTTAGATCCAACCATTTTTAATGGCGCTGTCTGCATGATAGGTGAGCGTGATTTCATTATTTTGCCTCTAACCTCTTCAAATATTCAGTCGCCCTCAAAAGCAATTCAGGAGAATCTTTGAATTTTCCAAGTCCTGTATTGTTGTGTGTTAACATCATTAATCCTCCTAACCAGGGCGCCAGCCCCTTCCTAAATTCACATCTCCCCAGTTCAACATAGGTCTACCTGTAAACGCGGAAATCCGCGAAATAGTTAAATCAGGAGGGCTTACATCCATGATGATCTTTTCATACATAGCGAGCTTTTTAGCAGCACCCGGTGGCAACGTAATGCTGTATTCATCGCAAATATATTCTGCTAACGCGTATCGCAAGTATTCGATATAGAATTTATCTAGTGTTAATTCCAAATCCTGGCCAAGCGTTACGCTCGACAAAGCAAACTTACCCGTAATCTGTAAGGGATAATCTTCATTAGGAAAGAAATATAAATAGAGATAAGACCCACCCTTGGTTCTTTCTATATGCCAGTTAAAAGGGAGAGACTCTACGTTTTCAGCTCGACTGGAGCCGAAATAATTTTTTCTTGATACTGGCGACATTGAGAAGCGAACATCACCAAGATAAAACGTAAAAGTTTCAACAGTAATAAGATTAGCAATAAAATATCTTTCTTGACCCTGGACAGCATCAAAATCATACGTCGTAAAATAAGGTATTAATCTTTCATTGGCTGTTTTTATTGCAAGAACAGCATTTAATAATCTAAGACCTTCTGATTTCTGACTACCACTAATAGTCTGCAAATCCTTGCTTAACACGCCGGATAAGTAAAATGATTCTGTAATCAGTTGATCAGTGGTATAAGCCATTTATACTCATCCATCTTTAAATTTTTTCCGGTGGTTAATAGCCACCGGAACATTTCTTACTAAACGTAATAATCAAATCCACTCACAGTTACACTTGAGCTTCCTGTCGCTGCTGAATTGATGTATAGGATTTTTGGAACACCAGAATCCAATTTAGACATCACTTTTAACTGACCTGTTTGTGTTTGAGATGCGACAACACCACTAATGTTCGGCAACACAGTTGCGGTTGATCCAAACGGAGCAAACGAAACCTTGTCACTTGCTGTATTAGGTATGAAAGCGACCTGCAACATAACAGGAGTTAAATCAATAGGAGGAACAGCAGCAGCTAAGCTGACAGCGGTTAAACTGGTTGCTGTACCAGCAGCAAGCACTGAAATACTAGTATCCCAGTAATGCGATCTTGCATTGTTATTACCAGAGACATAGAAAATTAAGAAATTCGCTGAACCATCTGTCTTAGCAACGCCAATCCGACGATAAGTGCTATAATTTTCAGGTAAAGTAGGGGTTAGCAAATTAGCAGACAGAATGTATCCAGAAGGATTAAATCCTGTTTGATCTGAAATTGCATAAATATAATAGAAAGTGTTATTAGCTAATGCTCCGGTATCTAAACCATTTAAGCCATTAACAGCAGCATCAATAGTCACGGCATCATCAACAACAATATCTTGAACGTTGTTAACATCTCGGCATTGACCAAAGGAAACGGTTAATGTAGTCGCGCTCGCATAAGATGGAACCATGCCATTGATATAAAGCATTCCTAAATTTGTAATAGGTACTAACTGTGTCATAAATTCATTCCTCTCAAAATTCATCATGAAAGGGACTTAATGTCCCTCTCTCCGTATGGACATACTTACATCGGGAAAATAATTCGCATGGAGTATTCAGGCACGATCATTGAGTTCCAGATCGCATCATTGATTATCCCGCGAGTGTTTTGACCGAAGAGTGATCCGTAGTAAGTACGCAAGGAAACACCAGTATCCTTGTCAGTTTTAGTACCAGTTGCATAAGGAGACTCATCAGGCAATCTTGGCATCGCTAAGAAGCCTGCATTTCCACCAATAATCACACCCGCTCTATGGCTTGGGAGCGCTTTCGCTTGCATACCAGCCACGATATTGTGATTAAGGTTCTGATTTGGACCAGGTACGCTAGATAATGGCGGATAGACTTCAACAGTAATTTGACCACCACCAGTTGAAGCGTCATTACTTAATGCACGAATCTGAACGGGATTACCTGAAACTTTGTGACCAGTGAAAGTTAAGTAACGAAGATTTGGTTGCCCAGAAACGCCATCTTGGAATTGTAACAAATCACCCATCTTCAATGCGTCAGAATCACTCGCGCTTGCACCTGAAAAAGTGATTTCTGTGATGTTTGCGCCTGTTGGATCATTGGTGCTTACAACTGTGAGGGTTTTAGCTTCATCACCCACAGAGCCCGCTGTATGAGTTGGCAATAAGTTAGATTGATAGAATCTAGCATTTGAACCTTTGTATGTTCCTAAATCCCATGAATTTGCAATAACATCGTTTCTTGCTGGTACGAATTGACCTAAACCAGAGTTAACGATTGATGGCACTGCAAGATCATCTAAATAGACATTAGGAGCACCATTTGGAGCGCCGTAGTTGCGATACATCGCTAGCATTTGAGCTAGCTGACCGAAACTATTAATAGGTGTAACGCCATCCCCATAGAAACGATATGGACCTGAATCAGTATAAAAGGCACCTGTTGGCACTGACTGACCTTGGTTATTTACGGTCATCACAGGAACTTTACTCACGTTGTTTAATGCAACGTTTGATTCAATTTGCGCTGAAAGTTCTTCAACACGGGATTTACCGAATTTTTCCATGTAATCTTTTACGTTAAATACAAATTGTTGCGCAGTAAAAGCCATGGAAGCGTTAGCAGCTTGGGTACATGCCAATGTTGCATAACGTTGTTCTGCTGGCTGGAAGCTAGCAACAAGGCCAGTAACAGCAATAGAACGAGGTGGTAAATCAAATTGAACCGTATCACCTAAGTTACCTTCAATATTCTGGAAATTGAGGAACTTGGTATTAAAAGTAGATACAAAGCAGTTTAAGTTTTGAAGATAAGCTAAACCACCGTCATTGTAGGTGATCACTTGCTTTAAAATGTTTGTTGGTAAAGTCATATATGCTCCGATAAGTTAATCAGAGATAACGGCTTTACCGTGTTTTAGAACTTATGCTTTGCGAATCAGCCTCTTAACCAATCCGCTTTACGTAAGTCATTCAGGGTCGATGAGCCGCTATCCATGCCAATATTTGAGTGTTCTATCTGGCCTAACGGTTCATTGACTTCCGGCATACTTGCAGCAGCTTGATTCACTTTCAAAGAGTGAGCCAATTTGTGCATATGGTTTAAAGCGACTTGAGGAGAGCGCTGAGCGATTGTCAAAAATGACGCGATCTTCTGCGGATTATTGAGCAAATCGTTGAACACAGCTGCCGCGTCTTCTGTTGCGTTCACTAATGGAACCAACTCAGGAAACGCTGCTATCTCTTCAACTCTTTTTTCAAGCTCAGGAAATCTTTCTTTCGCAGATCGAATTTTCCCAAGAACTTCTTGAGCAAGATTCATCTCATATTGACGAAGCTCTGTCTCTTTTTGTTCTTGCAACATACTCGAATGCTGCTGTTTAAATACATCCGCCATCATTTGACGCATTTGATCTTGCGTCATTTGCGGCATTCCACCCATTGACTGGTTCTGTCGTTGATACTCTGCTAACGCTTCAGATCGTCCTTTTTCAAAGGCTTTCTGGGAGGCTTCTCTTGTTCTTTCATGAACAAGTTCATTCACTCTCGATTTCGGTAGCATTTCTTCACGAACAGGATCATTCATTGGTGTCGAATTATCCTGAACTTGCGGGCTTAATTGCCCACCATTCTGTATACCTTCGGCTTGAACTTCATTAGCCATAAAAAATACCTCTTATTGACTGTTGACCCGTGTCACGGTAGTAAATTCCCTCATAAAATCGGATGAGTACCGAACTATTTTGACCGTATAGTTACGTGATTAAATTACAACAAAAACAATTTTCAACTGTCAAATCGGTAAATAAAAAAAAATTTAATTCAAAAAAAAAGCCCACCGAAGCGGGCTTAACGGACGTAGTTCTCTATCTACAACTTAAGGAGTTACTATGTTGCTCATTTCATCTTACGTTTCTTTCCGGCAGCAGCCATTTTTTGCATCTTAGCTTTTCCGTATTTTTTTATACCAGCCGCTGCGGTAATCTTTTTAGCCGACTCTTCAGAATAGCCTTTCTTCTCTAAAGCACTTTCCATCTTTTTAAAACGCTTTCCAGACCCTAATTTAGCTTTCTTCATATTCCTGTACCTGTTTGTTTAAGTAAGTGATCCAATTCTTTGGCTTCTTTATGATGACTATGGCTCAAATCAGCCGCCTTCATAGCCATTTCAATTGCTTTTTCAATTTTTCGTGTCTGATCTTGTTCCAATTGAATCAGACGTTTTTCAAAGCTTTCTTGCATCTGAGCCATGATACGTAACCTATCGTTATCGGCATCTTCTTTATGTAATTGAAGCTCAACTGCTGCAATTTGGTTTTTAACCTCATTGTCTTTGTTTTCTGACATTATCTTCATTCTGTCGTTTTGCGCTTTCATAATCATTGGGTTGTTTTGCTGGGCTTCTTGTGCTGCTTTCATTTCAGCTTGTTTGCGTTGCTCAACTTCTTGCTTAAATTGAACGGCCAATTCTTTCAGAATATCAATACCCCGTATTTCAAAGTTATCCAACAATACTTCAAGACCTTTGGTATTCATAAATTCAGCGAATATTGGACTTGCTTGAGTCATCGCAATGATTTGTTGCAACGCTCTGGCTTTCTGGATTTGGAAGTTAACACCTGCTTTTACTTGCACTTGCAGAGCATTTGAATCGTAGTTTATATCAATCGATTCTGGATTATTTGGAGTATTGATTATCGCAAAAGAACGCTTCCCATCTTTATCTATCACAGGAACAGTTCTTGGTGTTTTCCAATACTTAGGAATGAGATCAATAATAATATTCGCCACCTGCGTCCAGGCTTGCAAGTAATTCACAATATATGGCATTGCAGCGGCATTAGATTGAGTAGCAGCCTCAACAATAGCAACCCCACTGAGTTGATTATCATTAATACCCAGGGCGGCATCATATGAGCCTAAAATGCTCTGCGTTACTTGATCACTCATTGTAAATGCATTTGAAATCTCAGGCGGCGCTGGAATTCGAGTAACTGGACTAATCGGGTTGGGAATTGGAATATTTGGATCATCATCTTTAAATGCATTGACCACAAGAGTATTAGCTTTCTGCGGCATAGTGAGTGCGTCTTGATAAGATTTTTCCTCAGGTATGGCCTCTTTCATCACGACAAATTTATGCTGAACCATATTTTCAAGCTCAGTTGCAAGAGCCTGACCTGACAAGTTCTTTAATTTTTGAGCGCCTTCTGCATGATAAACGTAAGGTTTCGTCATCTGGGTAATATTACCTGACTGCCCTTCAACGATATCGATAGAGTCACCATCTACAAACACATAAGGTAACATCGTAAAATTAGTTTCTTCATATTTAATGACTTGGTTTTCGATAAACTGATATCGGCAAATTGTTTCTAAGTTTGTCCAGCGCCCTTTACCAACTACGCCAGGAGGGGCTTCTAAATTCCCAGATTCAGCCCATTCCATAACAAATTTCTTATAATCTGCCTCTGTCATCACTTTCCCGTTGACTAATTCAACGATCTTCACACGTTTTCTTTTCTTTTCGTAATAATCACAAATCAGGACGATATCATCGCGACCATTATTAAATGACCAACTGAATCCCTCAATATTCTTTGAAAAAGCGAGCTCTGATAAATCAACCTGAGGATATTCTTGCTTAACGTCTTCTTTTCTCTTAGGGAATATCTCAAAACAATAATTTCCGTCCCCCTTGTGGGGAGTTCTAGCAAGACTATCAAATCCGCACATCGTCGGATATTTTGCGCGCCTTACCTTAATGACTTGTCGCATACTCATGCTATGAGCGTATTCAGTAAATACTTTTAATACACTATAGCCACCGCTCAAGGTGTCTCTATAAGTATTATATTGCGTCCCATCTTTTGCGGCATCATCCAGAATATGACGGTAATGGCCTTCAACAACGCCAATAACCTCCGGTCTAACACGTTCGCCACTATCTGAAACCACTTCGATACTAGGTTCTTGCTTGCTAAATTCACCGCAAAGACGAGAAACGTAAGCATTTAAAATATTGAATTCAAGGTTCGCGCGGTCTAATTCCTCATTTACAGCTGCCTCTTGATCAGAAATAGATGTTTTGAAGACAAACGCACGGAACTTATTAAATGTGTTCGTATTAGGTTTGAAATCTTGATATGAATTACTAACGTTCTTTTTAATTCTGGAAAGTTGGGACTGATACTTCTTGGCAATAGACGATCCTTTCGGCTTTACGTCACCATATGGCTCATTGCTATAATCAATCGCTGCTTCCATATATCAACCCTGACTTCTGATTCTCTGTATGTTCTTGTACTTAGACATTATGCGGTTAGCCACTTGCTCATTAGCGGCTTTCCTAGCATGAGTAGCAACAACTGGCATAGCAAATGTTAATATCAATGCTTCAGCCTCATCCGGGCTTCTAACGCGCTCTTTTAACTTCTCTTTTGGCTCCATCTTCAAACGCGAATTC